GCAAATGAATAAAAAACTGCCATTAAAAACTTCGAAATTGAAACATCACAGTTAGATAAGTCTCCACACAATATCTTTTTACCCCTAAGGTTCGCTTTTCGTCTGACTTTCGAAACAAGGTTAGAAATTTGTACCCTATTGTATCCTATTGTAGCAACATTTCTATAAACGGATAGAAAATTCTCCTTGAATGACTTGAAAAACATCACTTCCAAAATAAGTATTAAAAAAGGGACACCTTGTATTTGACGTATTTTAGTGTTTCTTTTAATGGATTCGCCTTCTTTTTTCAGTGCTGGAATGAACCTATGGAATATTGTGACTGGATATTGCCATAAATCAGTTAATCTATTCTCTCCTGACAAGAATTTCATAAAATCTAATTCTGTTTTTTCAACTACAAATGTATCAGCTTTCTTCCCATAATACGGAAAACCAGAAGAAGTATTTTTAGGTAAAACTTTTACACATTCATTGAAAGACATGAGCCTTACTGGTTTTTTCACATCGAAACCTAAATTAATAAATACGCTATAAATGACCTCGAAGAAGATCTTAGCATTTAAATTATTAACCTTTGTATCTCCGTTATTTACCATTGCCATAACTATTTCAGTATCCCTTTCTTTAACGTCCAACGCTGTAATTCTTACTTTGCTATCAACAATCCTATTAATAACGTTTGGAAAAACTTTGTCTATCAAATTGAATGCAGAGAACTCTATTCCAGGGACAGAGAATTGACCTGATTTTGCGAAACCTATTCTGAAATTTGAGCGGGACCAGCTGAAATTCTTCATTTGATTAACGCATGAATACAAACTATATATTCGATCAATCAGGCTATCTAAGTCTAAGTTCTTAGAAAATTTCCTTAATTTATTAAACATAACAATACTTTTATTTTGATAAAAGTTAAACATTCTGCTGTCTATTAAGATAAATAGACGAGTCTCAGATTAATCTATAGGCTAAAAGGCTCACAAAACCTCCACCTATCAGACGGTATACCAACAACGGACTGTCTCTCACCGAAAGGGTAAAATCTAGAAATGACTAGAATCTACACGAGCGTCTTAGCGGTTAACGCAAGATAATAAGAACGTCAATCTGTTCAAAAATATGAAG